GACGCGGCGGGAGCGTGAGACTCGGGAGCGCATGCGCGCAGCCAGTGCTGGCTGTTGCGAAGCGCACTGGGAACTCGACCGGCTTCCATGCCCAATCACAGACACCCCCTTTCAGGCCGCCGTGGTTTCGGTCCAGGAATATGCTGCTCAGTATATAGACTGCTACGACCGTTACGAGACCATGCCCGTCAAGGGTTTGCGGCCTTTTGCGGATCTGGAAGATTCGTTCTTTTTACACTCTCTCGAGGCCTGCCTTTGCGGCCACGAGCAGAGGCAGTCCATGTACGACGTGTTTCACCCACGCGGTAAGGATCAAGCCTTGTCCTTCGTCCCTGGGACGGGGGTCAGACGGAAGCCTCGCCGGTCGCAACTGCGAACAATTGTCGCCATCCGCAAATCATGGGTGAGTGACATCGTCCGGATGCACACTTGTTGGATGAACGGGAAGAAGGGGTCTCACGTATTGACCCTGTCGAACGTGGACGGAGTGAAGGTGTGCGGAACGACACTGTTTCAAGATGAAGCACGTAGTTTCAAGGTTCCCTCTGAGCGGGACATCGAGCGGCGCATGCCATCGGCGGGTGGTGACAAGAATAACAGCAGTCACGCCTACCAAGCCGCCGCCCGATTCTGCACCCTGGACCGCATCCGAGCCGTGGCTGACCGCCTCGGCGTGGAGCAGTTCGACTCGACTATTTCCTCTTCGTCTCGCGACGCCAAGGCGCACGGCGTCCGCGAGTTCACAACGTTGAAGGATTTGGGTCACATGGGTTCGGACCGCGAGTCCAGCACTCCAGTCGTACTGGATCTCGTTACACACATTGACTGCGTGTCGTACATGACGCATCTGCGCCAGTCGTCAGGCAGGGACATGATCCTCTGGGTCCCCTGGTTCCCCCATCTCGCTGGTGAAGCACGCGAGACGTCGTACTATGCCACCTCTGAGAAGTACTTCTCTCAGGTCGTCGGCGACGGGGCCAACATCACGACATATCACAACCAGTTGTCGTGGGACTTTACAGATGGTGACACTGTGTATATCGAGACTGTGGATCGCAGCGCTTTCAGCGTATATCTCGTTGTCAAATACCCCCAACCCAACATGTTCAAGCAGGTCGTTTTCCTGAGTTGTCAATACACCGTCAATTTACCATACGACGTGGTTGACACTGCACTCAGGTGGACCGCCGGTGAAGACGAACTGTTGCGTGAGGAGGGGTTGAGGACTACTGGCATTGGTGAGCCGGGGCCCTCTCAAAACGTGGTTGTGATTCCCGCAGACCCGGAGAAGGAATTCACCCGTGACATCCTAGTGATGTGCGGCGGAACGAGGACCCAACCGGAAGTTTGCGTCAAGTACCGAGACGAGACTTCGCCCGCTGGTATTACGGTGATGGGTACCGAGCACTATAAGCATTTTGTGTACACTAATGCTAATGGTGGTCGCGCACTCAACATCCAGGAAGTATACACCCGATTGGCCACATATTGTGAGCACTACCAGCCAACCGGGTCACTGGAAATTTCCGCCGGCACCGCACTGTACGAACTGTTGCGGACGACGAAGTGGTACGGCCACCTCCCCAACACACAGTACTATGCTGTGAGCGCCCAGAGGGAGGAGGACCCAGAACCCGTCACGGACAAGGGCGCGAAAGCGTGCCTCGCTGCCCCCGATGTCACCAACGCTCCTGTTACAGAGGCGCCCACCGTCCCGGTCAAGGACAAGGGTGCCATGGACGCGTACATCGAGGACAAGTTGAAAGGCAAGAAGAACACGACTGTCCCTACACGTGCTTGGACTCGGACCATCAAGTCCTTGCTCAAGGTGTGGCTGAAGAAGATCTCCAAAGAGACTGGCATCAAGGCGAACTCAGTTTCGCTTGTCAGCGAGCAGGAGGTGCGCGAATCCCGGTCCAAGCCGGCGCAAACCGCGCGCGAAGTCACCAACGGTCTCGGGCCCCCCCCAGGGACCGAGGTAGGACAGGGGGATGTGAAGAATGAGGTCAATCATAAGGACCCCGAGTCTGCACGCGTCATCCAGAGCCCGAGTTTCGACATCGGGATCTGGTCAAGCGTGCTCGCAAAGACTCTGGAGAAAGTCTTGAAGTTGACGCGTGCGTATGGCCCGGGTAAGACCCCCGACGCCACTACGGAGGGAGTGAGCGAAGTATACAATACTACCGAGCGCTTCCAACGCAAGTTCGCATCCGGTGGCGTCAGGGCGGTCGATTACAGGGCCGCTGACGACAGCCACAGCAAGTGTTCGAATATCATCATGCGAGCATTCGTTGAATTCTTCGTGACCGAGAAGGACATGGAGAAGGCGCTGAAAGCGTACGACGAGTGTTTCAACATGATGATCAAGTACATGGGCAAGCTTTTGTCGTCCGAGTGGAAGAACTGCAGTGGCACCGGCATCACTACTGTTCTCAACACCATTGTATTCATGTTCCGTGAGTTTCTGACCACCATCCAGGCGATGGTCCTAGTCGATATGGAGTACAACGGGGAGCTCAACCCCGACGCATACGACTGGGACAAGACCTTCCCAGCACACGACACTGGGACCTTCTGGAGGGTGATCGGACGCATTCAGACCACCTGGGATCTCGAGAAGATCGATCCCGGATTCGTGATTAATCACGAGCGGAGACTGGCTGATCTAGTCTTCGAGTGGACGGGGCAGAACTATGGGGACGACGGAATCGCTTGCGGCACACCGTACGTCAGCAACAAGTGGTGGGAGCGTGCCATGAAGCTCGTTGACGGAGCCGACGGGTTCTATCGGAAACTAGACATTTCCGACACCCTCGCTCGCGATCGAGCTGAGTACCTCTCCCGGATTTATCCGGACCTCATTGAGTCGAGGGCCTCCCACTGCAAGGTGGAGAAGGCCCTCCGGAAGCTCAGTGTCGCAATCAACCGAGACCCGGTACGATACTTTTACAAGATCCGGGGATATCTCGCGAATGATCGGCACTGCCCACTCGTGGGCGGGTTCTGCCTCGGTGTTTGCAACACCTACGGCTGGGATTGCTCGAAGCCTTTGACTCAGGAGGAACTCGACAAGTTGGCAGTGGAGGACCGCGAACGGTACTGGCAGGTACAGGGCGGCTCTTTCCCTGACAATGACGTACAATCGCATTTGGACACGATGCTCGCGGAGGTTGGATCGGACTACGGCATGACATCAACAGAGGTTGCCGAGCACGACGCCAGGCTCGCGGGTTGCAGCACATGGGAGGAACTACAGGAGCAGATGCTTGCGTGGAAGTGGAAAGACGAACAACTCCACGCAGACTACGCCAAGGGGAAGAACTACAAGTTCGACCATTCTGACTACCCCCGTGATGCACTCCTTGAGTACAAGCCAAGGGAGACTGGGAACCGCGGCCGCAGGCGTGTGGCTGATCGCTTGACCGAGTTAGGTTATGGCGACCGCCTCATGGACACGCCGGGCACTGCTGGTAGCCCCTCCGCTCGCGACGTCGCTCTACACGCCACAATGGCAATGATCGACGGCATCGAGTCTGGCAATCGCAGGAG